GCCTCCGAGGCTGACAAGAAGCGGGCCGGTCGGCTGAACCGCTACGCCGCCCACGTCCAGACCTCGCGCGGGATTGACGCCATGCTCCGCGAGCTCCAGGCGGTACACGGCGTTCCTGCCTCCGTCGGCGACTTCGACCAGCACCCGGACCTCCTCGCGTGCCGTAACGGCGTCGTCGACCTCCGGACGGGCGAGCTCCGCCCGCACGACCCGGCGCTTCTCCTGACCCGCCGAGTCGATCTGGACTACGACCCGGCCGCCAAGGCGCCCCGGTGGGAAGCCTTCCTCGACGAGGTCTTCCCGGCCTATCCGGATCTCCCGGCCTACATGCGGCGGCTCGTCGGCTACGGCATCACCGGCCACACGACCGAGCAATGCTTCGCGGTCCTCTGGGGAACCGGCGCCAACGGCAAGTCCGTTTACACGGACACGCTGACGGAAGTCTTCCGGGAGCTCACCACCACTACGCCCTTCTCGACCTTCGAGGACCGGGCAAGCGGCGGCATCCCGAATGACCTCGCGGCCCTGAAGGGCGCCCGGCTCGTTATGGCCGCCGAAGGTGAGCAAGGCCGCCCTATGGCCGAGTCCGTCCTGAAGCGCGTCACCGGCCGCGACCTGATCGCCGCCCGGTTCATGCGCAAGGAGTTCTTCGAGTTCCGGCCGACCTTCCTCCTCAACCTGGCTACTAACTTCAAGCCGAGTTTCAAGGGGCAGGACGAGGGCCTCTGGCGCCGCGTGAAGCTGATCCCCTGGGAGCGCTTCTTCGCCCCCGCCGAGCGCGACCACCGGCTCGGCGACAAACTCCTCGCGGAGTCTGAAGGCATCCTCGCATGGGCCGTGCAAGGGGCTATGGAGTGGTACCGGGGCGGCCTCCAAGACCCGGACATTATCCGGAGCTCGACGAAGGAATACCGGGAAACCTCCGACGCCCTCGCGGGCTTCCTGCCCGGCGTGTTCATCCACGACACGCAAGCGGGCCGCGTCGACGGCAAGCTCCTCTTCGACGAGTACCTGAAGTGGGCCGACGAGGAAAACCTCCCCGGCAAGGAGCGGTGGACCCGGCGAACCTTCTTCGGGGCGCTGGAAGAGCGCGGCATGACGAAGCGGAAGACCAATAAGGGAATCGCGTTCGACGGCATCCGGCGAGCCCGGCAGACGGATATGGTCCCGGACCACGCCGAACCCGAGCGAGCAGAAGCGGCCCTCCCGGCCGACTCCTACTCCGTACCAACCCTTACTGAGGCCCCCACCGTCTCCGGAGCGGATCTCGACTCGATTCTCTAGTGAAAGAAGGAAGCAATGACCGTTGATGAACTGATTGTCGTCTCCAACGTGGCGCTCGTCGTCGTGACCGCTCTAGCAACGTGGGGCACGCTCCGCGAGGGCCACCGGCACGAAGAGCACGCCACGGACGAAATGGCCGCGATCGTCCACGAGGTACTCGAAGCCGAGCACGCTCGGGCCGAAGCCGCCGAGGCTCTCGCCGACCGGCACGCCCGAGGCCACGACGGGGAGGTCGCGTAATGATCGACCTCCTCGAAGAAGACGTCGACCTGGAGCTCGACCCTCGCGAGTACGTCTGCCCGGCGTGCCGCCTCACTCACTGGCGCGGGGCTCCTGACCCCTGCGACCGCGCCTAAGCGCCACCCCTGAAAGTCCTCCCCGTCCGTGACTCGACTCCGGGCGGGGAGGCATCCAGGCCGGATATGAAGGATCTCGCTCACCCGACCAAATTGTTGATCGGTTGCGTCTACGGCGTCCCCATGAACTTCGCACATAGACCGAGCGAGGGGAGTTCGACTCTCCCTCCGGCCACTCACCCCCACCCGTTTACACGACCCAAGGAGGGCCGCCTTGATAACTCTTGCTCACACGATCGCGGGCGACGACTGCCGGATCTACATGCCGGAGCGTCGCTCGGAGCTCCACGGCTTCTACGACTTCCTCGCCCAGGGCGACAAAGTCCTCGGGCTCGACACGGAAACCACCGGCCTCGGCATCTACGAGCGGACCTTCAAGACCCGCCTCGTCCAGATCGGCAACGCCCGCGAGGCATGGGTGCTCCGCGTCGACCTCTTCGAGGACGCGATCGTAAAGGCCCTCCGGCAAAACCGCCACTTCGTCGTCCACAACGCCGCCTACGACCTCCAGGTGATCGACCGGACCCTCGGCGTGAAGATCGAAGAGCTCGCCTCCCGCGTCTTCGATACGCGGATCTTTGCCCACCTCCTCGATCCCCGTATGCGGTCTGAAGGCGGATCCGGCCTCAGGCTGAAGGAGCTCTCCGAAATCTACGTCGACGACTCCGCGCCGGACACCGAGAAGGGCCTCGCGGCCGTCTTCCACACGATCAAGCATCCGATCACCGGGAAGCCTTGCACGAAGGACAACGGCTGGCCCTACGTCCCGATCGACAACGAAACCTACGTCCGCTACGCCGGACTCGACGTGATCCTCGTGACGCGCCTCTTCTACGAGCTCGCGCCGATCATCAAGGAGCTCGGGCTGAACCCGCTCTCCAAGTTCGAGCATCACCTCCAAGGGCTCTTGTGCATCATGCAGCGCAAGGGCATGAAGCTCGACGTCGGCTACATTCACGAGCTCCGCGAGGATCTGATCCGGGAGCACGCGGAGTACGCCCTGATCGCCAAGCGCTACGGCGTGGAGAACATCAACTCGACCGACCAAGTCGCCTCGGCGCTTATCGGCATGGGCGAGACGCTGACCGAGACGACCGACTCCGGCAAGTGGAAGGTCGATAAGGCCGTCCTCTCCCTCCTCGCCGACCTCGACCGGGAATGGGAGCGGATCGAAGCCCGCGACCCGAACCCGCTCGCCGACGCCGTCATGCGCGCCAAGCGGGCGAGCAAGTGGCAGACGAGCTACGTCGACGCCTTCCTCGACTACCGAGACGAAGACGACCGGCTCCACGCCACGATCGGCGGCCTCCAGGCCCGCACGGCCCGAATGAGCGTCTCCCGGCCCCCGCTCCAACAGTTGCCCTCCGGTGACTGGAAGATCCGGCGAGCCGTCGTCGCCGACCCCGGCCACCTAATGATCTCCTCCGACTACGACCAGATCGAGCTCCGCGTCCTCGCGGCGCTGGCTGACGTAAAGGCCATGAAGCACGCGATCGAGACGGGCGTCGACCTCCACGGCTACACCGCCGAGCTCGTCTACGGCCCGGAGTTTACGAAGTTCCACAGGAAGCTTATGAAGGGAACCGGCTTCGGCAAGGTCTACGGCGGCGGGGCGGAAACCCTGGCACGTCAGACCGGCGCCCCTATGGACGGCGTCAAGCACGCTATCGCCGAGTATGACCGCGTCTACCCGGAGATCAAGCGCTACTCGAAGCGGCTCCAGAGCCGGGCCGAGTTCGGCAAGAAGGAAGTTGTGACCGTCTCCGGCCGCCACCTCCCGCTCGACCGCGACCGGCTCTACTCGGCGACAAACTACGTCATTCAGAGCACCGCCCGCGACGTGCTGGCCCAGGCGATCGTCGACCTCTTCGACGCCGGGCTCGGCGACTACCTCCTCCTCCCGGTCCACGACGAGCTCCTCGCCCAGGCACCGGAGAAGGAAGCCCCCGAGGTCGCCGCCGAGATCGGCAAGATCATGTCCGGCATGTTCTACGGCGTCCCGCTGAGTTCGACCGGCGAAGTAACCGGCCGGAACTGGGGAGCCGCCTACGGCGCCGACCCTATGGCGGGCATCTGGTGAGCGCTCCCGACGTCGTCGCTTCTCTGATCGAGAGGCGGCGGCGCCAGATCCTCGTCCACTCGATCCTCTACTACCGGCTCGACTCCTCCCTGATCCCGGACGCCACCTACGACGCATGGGCTCAGGAGCTAATCCGTCTCCAGGCCGAGCACCCCGAGATATCCGAGCGCGTCACCTACCACCTCGACGCCTTCCGGAACTTCACGAGCTCGACCGGCTACGACCTACCCCTAACCGACGAGCGCGCCAACCGCGTCGCCCGCGACCTCCTCCTCTACTCCGAAAGGACCACGAAATGACCGCCCAGACCGACACCGTCCGCACCACCGCCCGCGAGGCCCTGCTACTGATCCAGTCGCTCACCACGGCCGACGAGATCCAGTGGGAAGCCTCCCCCGTCCCGAAGCCGCGCGAGGACACCTCCCAGCGGGCCTCAGGCGGCCACGGCGACCCGACCGGCGACATTGTCCTGGACGCCCGCCGCTTGGCCCTCAGGGACGCCGTCAGCGACGCCGAGAGCGTCCTCACCCGCTACGCCGCCGAGCTCCGGGCCGCGCGTGTAAACGTCGACCGCGCCGTGGCCCGCTGGAACGGCGAGAGCTAGAACCGACCGAACGCCCTTACGCGAGTCGGAGAAAACCCCTTGTTCATAACGAAATGACAACGGTGTATTTCTCGACTTGCGTAAGGGCGTCTTGCGTGAGTATTGTCAAGGGGCAAACTAAAAACAGGTAGTCCGGAGGACAGAAACAGGTAGCCCCCAGGGTGCGTACCGGGTACTCCGCACTGCCAAAACCAAGTAGCCGCGCAAGGCGGCATACGCAAGAGAAGGAAACGAAACAATGAGCTTCAACAAAGTCCTCGTCGACATTTTCACCCGCAACGCCGAGAGCCGGATCGAGTCCGCCGAGGAGGAGCGCCTCCTGATCGCGGCCGCCAAGCTCGGCGACTCCGAGGCCACCGTCGCCCTCATGTACGCATACGCCCCGGCGATCCGTAACGTGGTCGAGCGCTTCACCGGAGAGGGCCACACGGCCACCCCGGACGACGAAGAGCTCCACGCCACGGCGCTCCTCGGCTTCGCTGAAGCGATCGCCGCCTTCGACCCCGCGAAGCACGACCGCCTCTCGGCCGTCGTCCGCGTCGTCCTGGCCCGCGTCATGCGCGACGCCTACCCGAGCCGCGACGCCTTCACGGTCCCGGCCCGGACGCTGACGCGCTTCTACTCGATCCTCCGGAAGGCCGAGGGCAACGTCTACGAGGCCGCCGCCCTGGCGCCCCAGTACGAAATGAGCCGGGAAACCTTCTTCGCCGTCCTCTCGGCCGTCCGCGACGTCGAAACCATCGACGGCGCCCCGGCTGACGACGAGAGCCCCGCCGACCTCGGCAACGACGCCCGCCCGCTCTGGGACGCCTCCGCCGCTGAAGAAGACGCCCTCCTGGTCGAGGCCGCCTTCGAGGCCGTCGACGGCGTCGAGGAGTCCGTCTGCCGCCTCGCCTACGGCTTCGAGTCCTACGGCGACCCGGTCCCGGACGTCGAGATCGGCCACCGGCTCGGCATGACCCGCCCGACCGTCCAGCGCCGCCGCTCCTCCGCACTCGGCAAAATGCGAAACGCTCTCGCCGTCGCGTAAGTCGCCTCGCGTGTAAACGCCCAGGAGGGCCTCCGGCTCCGGCTGGAGGCTCTCCTCCCCGCTCTTCCTGAAAGGCCCTGAAATGCCCCGCAAGCCCGTCGACCGCGACGAGTTCGCCCGCCTCCACGCCGACGGCTGGACCCTAGCCCGGCTGGCCGCTCACTTCGGCGTCAGCGCCCGCACCGCGAGCAACGTCCGCGCCGAGCTCGGCCTACGCTCGCCGCGCCTCCTCTCCCCCGAGCGCCTCGCCCGGATCGAGGCCATGCTCGCCGACGGCTGGAGCTTCAAGGAGATCCACCGCACCGAGGGCGCCGATATGGAGACGCTCCGGAAGCACTTCCCCGGCCGCCAGTGGAGCAAGGCCCAGGCGATCGCCCACACGGCCGCCGCCCGCTACTTCGGCGAGCAGATCGCCAAGGCCGCCTACGTCCGCCCCTCGCGAGCAATCAGCGCTCCCTCGGCCGACTCCTGCCATACCACCTCATAACTCGGAAGGACAACACCACCATGAAGGCTCTTGACCTCTTTGCCGGTACCGGCTGGGGAGTAGCTTGCAAGACTCTCGGAATCGACGAGGAAGGCGTCGAGCTCATGGCCGAGGCCGTCGCGACCCGCACGGCCAACGGCATGAAGACGACCCTCCGCGACGTCTGGACCTCGATCCTCGGCGCCCCTCGCGGCGACTACGAGCTCCTGATCGCCTCCCCGCCGTGCCAGACCTTCAGCCTCGCCGGAGGCGGGGCAGGGCGCCGCGCCCTCTCCGACGTCCTCGCCGCGATCTACTCCGGCGCCTACAAGCGCCCCGAGGAGCTCCGGCGCCTCGCCGACGTCCTCGACCCGAGGACCGCCCTCGTCCTGGCCCCGCTCGCCCACGTCTACCGCGACCGGCCGACCTACGTCGCCTTCGAGCAAGTCCCGAGCGTCCTCCCCGTATGGGAGGCGTGCGCCGAAGCCATGCGGGAGCTCGGCTACTCCGTCGCTACCGGCGTCGTCTCGGCCGAGCAATACGGCGTCCCTCAGACCCGGAAGCGAGCTATCCTGGTTGCCCGCCACGACGGCAAGGAGGCGCGGCTCCCGGTGCCGACTCACTCCCGCTACTACTCCACCGACCCGGCCCGGCTCGACCCCGGCGTTCGGCCGTGGCGCTCGATCGCGGACGCTCTCGGACGGGACGACCTTGGAACCCGGTTCACTCAGAACAACAAGCTCAGAAATCAGGCCGTGCGCCGCCTCTCCGAGCCCGCGCCTACCGTGACGGCCGGGCACGACAGCGGCAACCGAGGCTTCCTGGACCACGACGGCGTCCTGACCGTAGCGACCGTCGCCGAGGTATCCGCCCTCCAGAGCTACCCGACCGACTTCGACTGGCAAGGCTCGAAAACGAAGCAACTCCTCCAGATCGGCAACGCGGTCCCGCCGCTCCTCGCCGAGGCGATTCTCCGCGAGCTCGTCGCCTAACCCGCCACCCAAAGACCCCCGCCAAACTGTCGGGGGTCTTTGCGTATATGCACTTGCGTAAGTCGCCACTCGTGCCCTAGACTGTTTACACAAGGCAAGATCAAGACCCCGAGGGAAGGAACCCCCAAATGACCGCAAAGTTCAGCACCCGCGAAGAATGGCTCGTCGCCGCCGTCGAGGCCCTCCGCCCGCTCTTCTCCGCTCTCACCGACGAAACCCTCCCCGCCGTCCGCGTATCCGTCGGCTGGCCCGGTGGGAACGGCCGCAAGAACTCCGTGATCGGCCAGTGCTGGAGCACGAAGGTAGCCGCCGACTCCGTCGCCCAGCTTTTCATCAGCCCGGTCCTGGACGACGCCGTCCGCGTCCTCGACGTCCTGGCCCACGAACTGATCCACGCGATCGACGACTGCGAGAGCGGACACAAGGGACGCTTCGCCAAGATCGCCAAGGCCCTCGGCCTCGAAGGCAAAATGACGGCTACGGTCGCCGGTACCGGCCTGAAGGCAGAGCTCGACCAGATCGCCGCCGAGCTCGGCGAGTACCCGCACGCGGCGCTCGTGAACCCAGGCCAGGGCGCCGACGGCCCGAAGAAGCAGACCACCCGCATGATGAAGGTCGAGTGTGCCGAAGGCTCCGGCTACAAGGCCCGCATGACCCGCCAGTGGCTCGAAGAGTTCGGCGCCCCGATCTGCCCTTGCCACGAGGAGCGCATGATCGAAGCGTAAGGCGACTATCGAAAGACCCCCGGAAACTCTCCGGGGGTTTTTTCGTATCCAGACTTGCGCGAGGCAAGGCCGTCGCCGGAATGGCCGTTCGCATGGCGGCCCTCGCCAACCCGGCCCTCCTGATCGAAGCCCTCTAAACCGCAACTTCCGCGAGAGCCCCTGGGACGCCCGTCCTGGGGGCTTTTCTCATGT